CGGTGGATGAAACATCAGGGTATTTTTCTTCGAAATCTTCTTTAGTGTAAGGAAATAACTCAAAACAAAAACGACCATCTCCCTTATGAGAATAACGTGCAGTTGTATCAAAACCACATAATGTGGGGTCAAATACTCGGTCAATATTGATGACCTGATTAAAAGACATAGGATTTGCATAGTCAGTGTATACTTTAAATACACTAAAGCCACCGCTAAGGATGTCTCTATAAACTTGGTAACGGGTATGGTGGTTTTTAGAATCAAAAAGAGCATGTCTTAAATGCGCTTCGACTAACTTAATCATCTGAGGATCAGCTAGACTTTCATCTTCTGCGGATACTTCTATCCCTGGTTCTTGCTTAGAGAACTCTCCCAACATGCGGGAGATATAAGGTTCAGTGATATTAAACTCAAGACTAGGTTTTCCTTGTTCATCGAGTAAGCTAATATCGTCAGCAGTAAGCGAGGAATCGTACGTAAATCGCACGAATTCATTGAAACGGTCATAGTTTGGTTTAAATGACTCGTAGGTATTTTTAACATTCTTTTTAATGCGCTCAAGCTGGTCTTGATGCGTCTTAGCTACGTCCATGCAGCTACTTCCTTTTTATCAAGTCTTCCCTTTATATGCCTTCTGTCTCAATCTATCGATTTTATGCGAGTGAGACATCATTCTTCTGGCAGTATCATCATATTCCTTTTGACGACTTTTCAAGATTGCACTATTTGGCAATGCAAAAGTAAGCGCTAACGCGTCTCCTTCATCAGGACTACGCACACTACGCTTTTTCATCTCTTGCTTAGATTCCATTTTGATGCGATCATTATAATCTGTACGATATTTAATACCGCATAAATCAGAGTGCAATGAATCATTATCAGGTATTGTGCAAGGAAAGTCTAGTAACCACTCTTTCATCAAGCCCCACATTTCAGCGCGCTTATTAAAATAAACCTTTTGATTAAGTGGTGTATTGCTACTATTGACTGCTACTACAACATCCTTATGACCTAACTCTACCAATCTATCGTAGATACCGGCGCCTAAACCTCCCACATCGATACACACTTTATCTGGCTGCTCATCAACAATAATACGATGGATGATACCTACAACCTCCATTGTGTTTTTTTTCTTATAACTTTGTAGGTTATAAGCAACACGGGTCTTTCTACGTATAATTGATGTTCTATCGTCTCCATAACGTGCAGGGTCTACTCCAATGATTAAAGAACCATACGGCTCAGCAATATTACATTTCCTTGCTATCATGACAGTATTAGTAGATAAGAAATTGTCATCACCGCTTAATTGGAATGCTTCTGTAGGATTGCAAGGATATTCTTGCATGAAAGCTTTTAAACCATCTTGACCTTGAGTAGACAAAGCAACGATCTTTGATCTACGCCAAGCTAATTGCTCCGGATATAGGTTATACAATTCGGATAATGATTTTTCCTCTTCGGTTATCTTAAAATCTTCTGGTAGGTCTTTTTGATATTCTTCTTGCCAATACCATGGCAAGAATATAGGTATAAAATCGGATGCACCAGATTCCGCTAATTGATATTGTTCATGGAAGTAATTTCCTACCCCATTCGCTGTCGATTCAATAAATATCTCTGTCCCTCTTTCATCAGGAACCGCTTGCAATATTCCTTTTGCATGACCGGCAGCATTTGGCCAATATCCTACTTCTGAACCATGCAATAATTGAATAGTAGCAGAACGACCTACGTCTTTATTACCAGCCGTCCCTAATTTATAACCAGAGTCCAATCCTGCAAAGCTAAGTTCTTTTGCATTACTAGCCTCAATTTGTGGTTGAACAGCAACAGGACAGTATTGATGATAACGTTGTGCCATCTCAAACAGGTTATTTGTAGCATCAATGTGATGAGTGAGAATAAAAGCCTGCATACCGCGTTGATGGGTCACAAGCCAATAAAAGCGGCCTTCAATGTAAGTAGAGCATCCTTGCTGGCGTCCTTTAACAATGATTACCCTTACTTTGCCAGTTTCACGCTTTTGCTGTTCGACTTTATCATTTAAATATCTCTGTATCCTATTAAATACAAGATTACTTATCTCACCTGATTTTTTACGCACCTTCAAACACTTCGAAGCATAAAAATCAAAGTTATCTCGTAACCTTATGCGAATCCTTCGTTCTACTGCATCCATTTGAAAACTCTCAATATAAAACCTTCATGGTAATTCTGGCAAATACATAAAGTAAGTAATTTTGTTAAGATAACGAGTAATACTAGGAATTTTATTTCTAGCAGATGAATAAGTTAAAATAGCATATTCTTTTCCATCTGTTACTAAAATAGATTCTTTTTTAGCTTTATATTTACAAAATTCTATCCAATTTTTATCTAATTTTTTAGGTAATTTAGCCCAATATTTAGGTAAACTAATATTTCTGCATCTACCAAACTTAATAAATGGAATGCTATTGTATAAAATAATAGGAGTTACACCAAAATTCTTGCCATCAGTCAAAATAACATCTTTATTATGAGGAGGCCACGAAGAAGATATTGATATCCACTCAATCATTATTCCTACTCATTGAAAATTGTATTAGCAAGTATTGGAAACGAACCTTCGTAGGCATCAGGACAACTAAGAAAATGAGCCTCTTCCGGATAGAGTTTCAGAGTGCCTTTTCGACACTGACAGCCATGCTTCTCATAATTTTCTTTTATTCGTGTATATTCGTCGTCAAGCTTCAATCCAATCATCCATTGACCGCCTTATCTATATTATCTTTATCTGGAAAAAATTCTTCTAATAAAGTTTCAAAAACTGCTTTTAAAGAAATTTTACTATTTTCTTTGTTTTTAAAACAATCAGGAGTTAAAAAAAAATGGTATAACAGTTTTGTTCTTCCGTCCATAGTTTAAACATCCCAAACTCCTTTTGTTGATTAAGTAATTGCGTATTCCTTTTTAATATAATCCTCTGATGGGGAAGGATAAAACTCAGGCTCTTTCATCCAGTGAGTGACTTTTATAGTTTCAATTCCAAAATTATGTTTACTATCAATAAAACACCAATTCCTTTCCATATAACTAAAATAAGCAAAATAATAACAAATTTCATCTTTGAAAATAGCTCTAACAATAACTTTTAAAAACTCAGGTGGCATGTACTCATTAACATCTATCCAGGTGGCTTGAGGATTAATCATCATGATTCTCCAACATTTCATTTAATACTTTCGTAAACTCATGCGATGGGTCTTTTTGATTAGATAGTAATTTCTGATAAAAATCTGAGATAACATTCTCAAATTCAGTGTCTTTTTCAGGCATTATGGAAAGCTCCTATAGTTCCAATGCTCTATTGCTCTTTCTTTACTATCTCTTTCACCACTATCTGAACCACACTTTGGACATCTAATATAATAAGAATAATCATGCATTGGATTTTGAGTAATATAACAATCCTCACACCGACAGAACGGACAAGGCAGCAGTTTTGGTTCTTTATCTTTCTCTAAATTTTTTAATACTATTTCAGACATCCATTTGAAAAATGGTTTTTGCTCACTTTTATAAAATTTTTCCTTTTTAACTAGCTTTTTTAGATGCTTAACGTTTATATTTACATCATCTACAGTGGCAATTGTTGTACCATGTTCCATCACTGTAATTTTATTAATAGTTCCTTTGAACCCATTTAAATATCTTAATTCTTCACAATCGCAATTAGATTGCTTGAAGATAACACGATCTCCCACCTTAAACTCAATCTTTTTCTTAACTAACTTTTTAAGGTGATCGGTATTTATAATAAATGCTTCCAGTTTTGCAAATCCTGAATGCCAATCATCAATTAAAACTTCTGCTAATTCTCCTTTATGAGTTAAATCTACTATACGTCCTTTTTTTCCTATCATAGAACCACCTTTGAGGATAACTCTATCATTGATATTGAACTGAGGTTTTTTCTTTACTAGCTTTTTTACATACTGACATTTAGATTTTCGATAATTAATGGGAAAAAATCCATAATGTCCTTCATCGAACTCCACATAATAGTCTTGACCGTGATAATTATTATGCAAAATAGTACCTTTCTGTTTTTTACCATCTATTTGAATAACACACCTATCGCCCACTTCAAATTTAATAGGCTTCTTCACAAGCTTTCGGCATTGTTGTGAATGTATCCATTCCTCATGTGAAGATATTCCACGAAAATTATCAAACCTTATTTTCAATAAAATTGTATCTTTTTGAGAAGCGCCATCTTCTACAACTTTTCCTCTCAATGGTTCATTAGACATAAATGAAGCATAAACATTAACTCTATCCCCTATTTTGAAATACATTACTTTTTCTCCTTTTCTATTATCTTTATCAACGGTGATTCAACAATCTCATGTATAAAATCATCATTATCAACCTGGATTCTTAATAACTGAAATGATGGCTCATCCTCTACTATATGAGGACGCTCTAAACGTTCTATAACAGTTCCTGTATATTCTTTATCATCTCCCTGCCAGATATAGGAAACTCTATCACCTACTTTGAACATGATTCTTCCTCTAAACTATCTTTTGTGGATAATATATGTTATGTAACATTTCAATAATCCCTTCTTTGAAAACTTTGCATACTGAATCAAAATCTTGTAAAGCATCTTCATGAATAAGTAAATATGAAGACTTATTATTTATTTCCATCTCAATTCTAATATGGTCACCTTGAAATTTATATCCTTTTAATTTAAAATTCTTAATCATTTTCTACTATTCCACGATCGTATGAGCCATTCTTTGTTGTAATTATTTAATAGATGAACTGCTGTTTGAATAGAGCAGTGATTGCTAATGCATTTTATTTGGATTGTTTCTTTAGTTGCAGAAACATCAAAAATTATCTTTGCATCACTAAGGCAGCATGGACATGGTAGTAATAAAATATCTGATTTATCTTCAATATTCATTAATATACCCTCATACTATAATTTTCTATTAGCATTTTTTCATTTATTTTTTTTGGTAAAACAGTAGTAATCTTACATTCATAACAAGTTATTATTCTTATAAAATAAGAATTTCGTTTTTGCAGAAAAGCTAAGTTTCCACAAAGTGGACATGGCAAAATATGATCTTTTTTATCACCGATAGTCATTATACATCCTTAATTTTACCGAATGATTCATCTCCAAGATGAATCATTACTGCTTCACGTTCAATTTTTTCCTGTTCTTCTTTATCGTAAGTGCAAACATAATCAATCATTTCACATAATGTTTGCTTTAAATATTTTGAATTTGATAGATTTAATTGAAGATGATTAAAATCAATAGATGCTGATCTCCACTCAGTTTTTATCTTTATGGAAATTTCACCTTTAATAACAGGAGATATTGTATTCCATATTTTAAAATATTTCATTCTACTTCCTTAACATCAAACCCTATGCACTCTCTATCATGCTCAGCCTTGTATTGGTTTATCTCTGCTCTTGAAATGGAATAGCCTAATGTCAGGCTAGCCACGACAAAGCTAACTGTCATTATTAGTGTAAACTTTAGATTGCTCATTTGATTCATCCTTGAATTTGTCAGTTAAATGACGAAAATCATAAATAATATAAGTTAAAGTGTTTATTAATTTTCCTCTAAATTCAATTTCAGGGTTATTAGTAAAAGCATTTAGAAATATATCAGTTATCTTTTCAAAACAGGCGAATACTGCATCTCTATAACCACTTTCATAATCTTTAGACGGCATTAGTCATATTCCACTTAAATAGTAAAGAAAAAATTAAACACACTGAATGCTAACTGGATGCCGAAATAAAGCATCATAATTATACATAGCCATTTTAATAGTTTCGTAGACATCAAATAACGCTCAATATAGTAATCATTAATTTTTTTGCGAAGCTGATGATCTTGTACTAATTTTTCAGCTTCTCTTTTCTCTACTTCATTTTTATCAATTTCATTCATATAATTTTCCTTAATCTTCAAAACCCTTCAACTCTTTAATTGCCTGTTCATGCAATGTTAAAGTAGTTTCGTTTTGAATGCGATCGCCATAGATACGTGGTTCCAATCTAGCAGCTACCCATTTTCTAGTGTCAATTCTTAACCGTGAACGATTAACATGCTCATTGTTACAAACTAATTTACCGTTATCATTTACAATATTATCATTTGTTGTATCATCAGAAATATCTAGCATTTGATCTACTAATAATTCAACTTGATCTCTTTTAGCTTTTCGATACATATCGCCGAAAGATGGTATTTTTATGCGCCATTCGTATATAGTTTGATGACAAGGCCAGTGAGGATAACTTTTACAAAGTCGTTGTAATCCTTTATCAGAAGTAGAAAGTTTTAAGCAAATTTCTTCGCCTAACTCTTGTGTATAGTCAGCAGAAACAGGAGGCCTTCCAATACGATTAGATGTCGTCATCAATAATTCCTCCGCTTCGTTTTTTATATTTTCTTTTCGGTTGGTCAATCATTTCGTTTACTTGTTCATCGCTGAATTCGTGATGATGCACGTAAATTTCGACTTTGCCTGTTCCTTCACAGCTAGGACAATTTTTAACGATACGATTTTCATCAATCAATTTACCGCCTCCTAGACAAGGCTTGCATTTCTGTAGCATTTTATCTAATCCTCATGATTTGATTATTAATTATACATTAATCTGCTAGAAAGTGAAGCTTTTACGTTATTATCACGAAATATCAATAAATATTATGAAATAGCTTGCATGTCGTCGCATTGCGCTGTACACTGCAATTATAGGATAACTAAAGGAGATAGAAAAATGTCTGATTTAGCAGACAAATTAACAAGAAAAGCCTTTGACGCGATGATTTCAGCAGGGTATGAAATAATACCTTTTAACTGGGAAAAATTAGAAGAAGAAAGTTGTTACCGAGCTAAGGTAATAGGAGGGTGGATATTTCATACTAAAGTAGGTAGCGGAACATCATGCTTTATTCCAGACCCTACTCATAAATGGATAGTTAATTTTTAAAAGGAGATATGAATATGCGCAAGATAACAAAAGCAACATTTAAAAGCTTCATCAAAAAAAATAGAGATAAGTTACATATCAAAATTACAGGTATTCTTAACCCAATTGAGGATGGAATGGATTTCAAAAAATCAGAATTTGAGCCAGCAAAATCTATAAATAAATATTTAGATTATACATTAGGAATAGAAGGCATATATCTTGTAGATTTCAGAAGAGGAAATTACTTTAAGCCTTACAAAGATGATAATTTCACAGGCATAGAAGTATCAAATTGCTGCACTTATTTTACTGTTGCTGTACCCAATTAAGGAGATATAAAAATGAGAACGAAGGAAATTTCAAAGAAGAAAACTAGCATTAAGAAAAAGGCTAAGGATGAGCTAATTAAGAAACTACCGCGTATTAGTTTTTTAGCGCCACATACAATAACAGTATTAACACCATCTGAGTTTTTACACAGACTACAATTTCAGAATTTTAACTTTAAATTTTAATGAGGCTATCCATGCAAACCAAACGAGAGTTACCCAAGAAGCGAGTCAGAAGATATAAAGAACTTCATTTAACAATGAATGATAAAACACAATCTCAATTACAAGAAATAACTCAAGCTGAACAAGTAAATAAAAGTGAACTATTTAGAAATTTAATAGATCATTATTATCACTATGTATTTAAGAAGGATGAAAAGTAATATATGCCAAAAGTCAAAACAGAATATGAGTGTGGTGTAGAGGATGGTATAAAATTTGCTTCTTATGACATTTTATCAAATCTTTTAGAATTCACTGATAAAAATGAATTCATGCGGATAAATAAAGGTAATGTCAAATACCTTCTTAAGAACTTCAATAAAGTAGAATTTGAAAAGCTTAATGATGAGGATAAATAATCATGCTCCCCTTAGAAGATCAAGTATGCTCGTTAGAACATGCTAAATATTTTGATGAAATTGGCATTAATAAAGGAAGTTTATTTGTATATGAATATTATAGTGATGAAGCTTATCGTGTAGAATATGCTCTAATATCACCAACTCCTCATTCATTGAATAAATTAAAAAGATACTCAGCCTTCACTGTAGCTGAACTTGGAGAGATGCTTCCTTCAATATTTAATGGCTCTCCATTAGAAATATTGAAAGGACATGATTTCGGCGAAATAAAACCTATGTATTGTGCAAGATATTATAATGCTGGAATAATTGGTATTCCAGATCATAATATAGCAAATGCTTGTGCTAAAATGCTTATCCACCTTATCGAAACTAAACTCATAACCGTAGAGGGAATCAACAAATGTCTCGCTTAGCGGTATTCTGCTTATCATTACCTCCACTAATTATATTTTTTTATTTTCTTTCTAAAATTGATAAGAGAATAACTAAATGGGAAATTACTCATGCGCTTATAGTCTCTTTACTTTTACCAAACGCTATTGGTAATTATTTTCTCGCGAAACAGAACATGACTGATTCACTTTATTGGATGATAATTTATTTGGTTTTTTGTAATTTCGTTAGTCTTAAACTTCCAAAGGATAAATAAATGCTTTTAATCGGAATATGTTTAACTATTAATGT